GAAGATCGTCCTGGTTATATAAATTATCAAATGTTACATTTGAATCCATATAACTATCATGTTTTTCTGCTGAATGAATCCACTGACTTGGTGAAAAGTCTGGAGGACCTTCACCTACACGCCATAAAGCAGGGTTTGTTGCTCTAACTCTGTTATTAGGTAAAGCTACAAAATTACCAGTGTATTCTCCAGCGTCAGTTAAGTATAGCACATGACTTTGTTTATGTTGTGCAGAATCATCGGCAATAGAGTGTTCTGTATAATCTACAGTAAACATATAAGTACCTGTATGAAACTCACCGTCTATTTTACATATCCAGGGTGATGAGCTTACTCTATCCAAAACCACCACTGAATGATGATGCGATAAGCAGTCCCAGGGTTGTGCTAAATGATCTTCCATAGGTGTAGGCCACTCTTCTAAAGGAACATCAGCTATTAATGCTTGTATTGGCATCCTTGCCCACATGGCACCACCATGTATATTTTCATCTGGATTGCCCTCCAAATCTGTTTCACATCCTGTGAATACAACCTGAAAAGATAAAGATCTATCTGGTATAGTGTTTACTGCAAAAGCTAATGCATGCAAATACTCACCGTGATATTTTTGATGATTAGCTGTAAATTCTTTTCTTACCCAGCATTTAAACTGTGGTATGTTTGATATTAAATACGACAAAGTAACCCCCTTTATCTTAGAATGTTAATTAAGCACCGCCTTTTGACATATATTTACTAGCCTTACCCCCTTTAGCCATATATTTAGAAGCTTTGCCACCCTTAGCCATGTATTTAGATGCTTTACCACCTTTTGCCATGTACTTAGACGCTTTGCCTCCTTTTGCCATGTATTTTGATGCCTTTCCGCCTTTAGCCATATACTTAGAGGCTTTACCGCCTTTTGCCATATATTTTGTTTTTTTAGCAGGTCCGCCAGTAGCGTAATATTTAGTTCTTTTAAACATAATTAATCCTTTTTCTTAGGTCTGCCTTTTTTAGCAGGTGTTTTCTTTTTTGCAGGAGCTTTTTTCTTTGGCATATTAAGATAAATACGCTCATCGGATACTGGCTCTTCTGGTCTAACTTTTGCATCAAGTCTTGCTTGTTGTTTTGGATCTATAGATTTTTTCTTTGGCATAATATCTCCTAACTTATTGTTGTTACCTTTCTTCGGTTATTCATTACAGCTCCACAACCTTTAGCTATAAAACCACCTTTTTTCTTTTTTATTCGGTTTTGCTTTGCCATAGCCCTTTCTATAGCCATGCCTCTTTTTTTCTCATAAGATGATAGCTTACCATCTTTATTTAAATCTGCTTTTTCTTTGTTTTTAATCATTATTCCTCCTGTTTTCACAGACACTCTAGCTTTTTTTGTATTAGCCACTACTGTTTTACCTTTAGCACCAGCTCGTTTCTTTTTTCTCGCTGTGGTTGCTCTCTCTGATTTAGATAAACTTCTTGCTTTAGCTGCTGGTAAACATCTATCTGGATTTTTTTTATCCTTACTTGTACCACAAGGTCCTTTAATAGATCCGTCTGTACCTATTCTCACCCAGTTTTGTTTTCTCCACTCTGCTAACTGACCCATTATCTTAATCTTTCTTTCATAACTATACCCTGTCCTCGAATAGAAACAAAACCACCTGTGGCTTTTTTCTTTCTTTTCTTACTTCCTTTAGCGTAGTTTGGGTCTTTACAATATTTTGATGCAGCCATATTTGCATATGCTGAAGGATATGTATCAAAAGTACGCTTTGCCCATGCTTTTCCTTCTGGACAAATTTTGCCACCGCTTTTTACCTTACCGCCTTTTTTCATTTTTATAGACTGTAAAGTTTTTGCTTGTTTAGCGTGCGTTTTACTTGCTTTCTGCAAGCCTTTGATAACTTTATTTAATTTCTTTTTTGCCATTATTTTATTCTACCATGTTTTCTTCTAATCGCATCTTTGCCTCTTCTAAATATTTCTGCTTGCCTAGGCTTGCCTCCATACTTAGATCTTTGTTCACCAACTGTTAGTATTTGAATTAATCTAGCAAATGGTTTTTTTGTTTTTTTTACTTTTGCAACTGTATCTCTAGCATCTTGTACTGTTGCATATTTTATTGAAACTGTGTCTTTTGGATTTTCATCGGTATATAACCTTCGACTTGAACCTTTTGGTTTTTTACCTGTGCCTACTTTTGGATCTGATTTAGCCATTTAACACTTCCATCTTCTTCTAGCTTGTCTTATTCTTGAATTAGGATTATTTCTTGTTTTTGCAGAACTTTTCTTTAACTGACCTAGTGATCTAGCACAAAAAGATTTACGTCTTTTTGCAGCTTTACTACCTTTTTTAACTTTACCAGTAACTGCACCTTTTAATTTTGAGCCTGGATTGGCTTTACGATAGGCTTTTATGCCTTTGCGGGTCATTCCCGCCCCTTTTTTAGTGGGGCGGTAATTACCACCTTTTCCTACTGTTCTGCGTACTTGTTTTGCTCGCTTCCTAGTAGCCATTTATTAATAGTTTTTATTTAAAACTAATATAATGGAATAAGCGTCACCACTTGAGTGACCAACAGTTGTAAAGTCTATATCTCCAGTTACGCCTGAACCAGCATTATTAGGTATGCCAGAAAATAAATCATAGTATTCATCTCCTGTGCTATCTGCTGGTAACGGCATAGCTAAGACATTTGTGCTAGCATCAAACTCAATGTTTACTCTCATACCAACACAAGCCCAATAAATACGAGCTATAGAAACACTGGTACAAGATTCACCAGCACTATTTGTCGTTAGTGCTGAAACATCAACTTTTTTTACTGCTGATTCACCTGTACCATCTGATACATTAGTAAACTTTAATACTGCGACTCTTTCACCATCTTGGATAGTTTGCGAAGTTACTGTATCTGCCATTGTTTACTCCTATCTTTCACAAATTACATTTACGTAATCAATTGTCATAGTTTTAGCTGCTGCTTCACCATTTTGAATACCAAAAGATACAGTTAACTCTTCATCATCTGGTAAATTAGTATTTACAACACCTACGGGCTCTGCTTCACCAATAAAGTATGAGACTTGTGATGTATTTGGGTCAATAAAGAAACCAACTGTTACAAAAGTATCATCAGCTAACGTTGTTACTGCAGCAGTAGTAGTATCTGTGCCGTCTTTTTCAATATGAAAGTCTAGGTTTGTATCACCATCATCTTTCATAAAGTAAACACCGTCAGTAACTGCTAATGGTGTAGTATCAGTTATTTGCAAACCCATAACAACGTCAGATTGTGTCGCATCACTTACTTTAAATCTAGCTTCAAAAAAAGCTCTTTTACTACTACTCAATTTGAATGACTCACCTTTTAATTGTAAAAAGTCTAAATCATTATCACCAGCAGCATTAGTAAGCAATAGTTGGCCACCTGCACCAGAAGTTAAAGCCTCTGTTGCTGAGCCAGTGCCTGCTTCAGTTGTTGTTATTGTAAAGTCACCAGAATTGTAAGTCATAAAATCATTTGCGTATTGATAAAATAACGTACTTGATGGATTTACATGAAACATAGGAAGATCTTTCTTATGTTTTGTTGCTACAGTATTACCTGCATTTAGGATTAAGTTTTGAAAATGTGGATTAGCCATTATGAACTCCTTTACTTGTATTAATGGAAATCGAATCGATCCTCATTAAGCTAATTAATTTAAAACTATCTTGAGTTTACACCCACAATACAAAGTAATCAACAAAAAAAAGGGAGCCGAAGCTCCCTAAGAATTGTAGTTGAGTGAGAAACGCTACAATAAATCGTTCCTTAAGCCCCTTGAGAACCGTAAACGGCTCTAAAGTTTGAATATCCGAAGCTGTAACGCTCTCTAGCTTTGTATCTCATGTTACCAGTGTCAAAATCACCCTCTAGTGATGTTTGCATTGGAGATCTTTCAAAATACTTAAACCCGTCTGGGCAGTCAGTTTTGATGAAATACGCATCAGTATCTGTCAGATAGTTATTTACAACATATCCGTCAGGAAGCATACCAGTATTTCTGATAGCGTTAATATCGTTGTCAGATGTGCCTACTCTCCCTGGAGATTGTAGTAATCTATCAGCAACAAACACTAATTGTGGTGGAATAATTAACTTCATACCTTTCAACGCTATGTTAAGACCTCTATCATCTGTGAATGTAGAAATATTAATTAGTGAGTCTTCAAGTGAAGTTTCATTAAGATCCGCCATAGTGGTAGCTCTGTTTGCTAGTGAACCACCTCCACCTAGAGGGTGATCTGTAGCTACAAGCACTTTACCATCACCACCTGTAACACTAAACGCATTGTTTAGCACTGAAGCAGCTTTGATTTGCTTTGTATTAGCCATAGATCTTGCCAAGGCTTTGGTATATCTTGCTCCGAGTCTATCATATAGATTATCTTCAATTGCTTCTTCAGTTAGTGCGAAAGCTAAAGCCACTGTTTCGTGGGTATAACGTGAAGTATAACCTTCGTTAGCTGTATCAAATCTGACACCGCTACCTTCAGCTTTTACTTCTGCGTTACCAAACCCTACTATTAGGGTTTCTTCTTCAAACGCTCTATCAGAAGTTTCAGAATCATAGATTTCTGTATGTTGAGCTTCGTATCTGGCATATTCCATACCGAACAAAGCATTAAGACCTGGCTCTAATTCTTTCGCTAGTTGCGCTCTATTAATTGCCATTATTTATACTCCTGTTGGGTCGATATAGAAATGCTCGTTAAATTTAACAATCACATTTACGTTAGCTGAGCCTGTTGTACTGTTATCTGGATCACTTGAAAAGCCCATGATTCTAAACGTAGCAGTTGTAGCTGCTGTTGTACCAGACAGTTCCATAGCTGACATACCAGTTTTGGTAGAGCCAGAAGTATAGGAAATATCTGCGTTCAAACCGACATCAGTTTGAGCTGGAGAACCTGCACTTTGAATTTCAAATACAGCATCAGGATCATCTATCACAAATGCTTTTATATCAGACGATACAGTGCCATCGGGGAAATGAGAACTGAAAACAGTCTCACCTGAAGAGTTTGTAAAAGTACAACCTCTAAACACACCTAAAGCTTCATCACCAGCCGCAGCTACTAAAATAGTACCTGTGTTGGTCATTTTTACTAAATCGCCTGAAAAAATATTCCCAGAAGCACCAGAGGCAATTTCATATTCTGTAAC